ATTCTTGGACTTAGAGTATCTACTCTATGATATTTCCCTTTCGGAATATATAACATATCTCCCTCATTCAAGTCAAACACTTCTTCTAGCGTTGCGTCTTGTGGTCGATAATGTCCTTTATCAACACTAAACTCATTATACATATACCAGCGTACTGTGCCTGATACATGAAATAAAAAGTTATCTGTCGAATCTGCGTGAATAGGAAAACATTTTGCATCTTTTTGATTACTGCAATATATGTTTGCTTGTCCTATCCCATAAAACTTTTCAAATTCTTGACACTGTTTCCACATGGTTTCATTTAGAAACTCACTTAATGTGAGAATAAAACTACACCCTTGATTCCATAATTCTAAAATCTCTTCTCTACTTTTCTTTTCTGGTGATTTCTTTTTACACCATTTATTACCGTCTGGTAATACTACTTGTAACTGAGGAGTTCTATCCCAACCACCTATATTTATTTGATTTAAATAATTATCAAACTCTTCCCAACTAAAATGTTTATTAAATCTAGGTTTGTCTGATTTAACTACAAAATGTCTTTTACCTTTATACTTGTTGAGGAAGTTATCCATGCCAACAGGTTTTATTAGTTCTTCAAATGGAATTGACAATTTTTGCTAACCTCCACCACTCTCTCATTAAGTCTTGTCTAGGGTGGCTTGCTTTTGCATGAGGAGTATACTTGGGGTGCCAAGGTTGATAACTCAATGCTGTTAAATGCAGTTGCCATATCATATCTAAATCAAACTGTTCTTTATCTTTAAAATCTGTGCCACCATTGGGAGGCATTTTTGCTGGGTTACTTCCATCAAAACAATTCCATCTTGAATCTAAGGACTCTACTAGTTCTTCTGTTTTTTCTTTATATGGGCTTCCTAGTTTATTCATTACTTCCCACTTGTAAGAACGCTTTTTATGTTTTTTAATTTTATCAAGAGGGTCTACAAAATCTTTTGCTTTTTCGCAATCTATCAGCATAACACTATCACACCAAAAACCTCGTGGATAACCTAAATCTCTACCTTTCTTTCCATTATCTTGCAGTGCGTCCCACACCATACCAAAAGGTTTACCATACAATGGTGTATCAAATAAAGCTCCAATATCTCTAAAGTTTATCATATCGACATCAGTGTAAAGTGCTTTACCTTTAAAGTTCATCAAATGTGGTATCGCATATCTATAACAAGTAAAGGGTGTGCCCCAGTTAGTTCTGTTCCAGTCTTTATCCATAGTTTCAGGACTTAACCAAGTTATGTTTAAATTTCTTTTCGTGTTAGAATATAAACTATGTAAATATATTTTTGCCGCTTTCTCGTCATGCTTACCACCTGACCCTATAAATAAATTAACTGTAGGTTGCATAGAATATCTCCTCTCCTTCCTCTAAATGTAAGCAATGACACCATCTATTTCCTACTAGCTTTGCAGTATCTCCTACCCTTACAGGTGTTATCTCTCTATCTCTAAACGGAAATAAAGCATAATCATATATTGCCATAGAATTTAAAAGTCTGTAAAACTTTTCTGAAGTTAGCATTTTTACTTGTCCAGACATACTAAATATAACTGCTGGAGTTTGTACTGGTATATGAAATCCTCTTTCTGTTGCTTTTACATATAATAAATCTTTTAGAGTTTCTTTCCACCCATATTCTTTTACTATGTTATTAAAATATTTTAATACACTTTCTTTATTATCATGATAAGCAGGGAAGCTAGTATGAAAATCTGTTTCGTTCATACTTTTACTATAAAAATGAAACACATCACAAAAAGGAAAAAGGTAATGAGCATGATAAATACCATGTGCTGTTACCTCTTCTTGTAATGTGTATAAAATTTTATTTGCTTTAATAGGCATGGCACTCTCCTCTTATAAATCCAACTATTATATCTCGTTTCCCCCACTCAAGAGGTGTGCTTTCATGTTCGTGTATGCTAGTGAAAATTGTTAAACTTCCTTTTTGTTTCATAGTTTTAAAGTTGTGTCTAAATGTTTCCCTAACTTTCATAAAGTCAGGTATAAAGTTTGCGTCCATGAAGACATCAGGAACAGTATAGCTTTCTACTATTTCTAAATCTCCACCACCATATTCATCAGCACCACTTAGTTGTACACTGATGCTAATTTTTCTTGCTGTTCTTTTATTATAAATGTCCGTGAGGGAAGGGCGATAATCTCGATGTGGTCTGAAAAACATACCTTTTTCATCATATCTAACCATGTTAATTTCATGTCTTTTTCTTTCTTTGTATAGATGGAAGTTGTATGTTCTACTATTGTATAAATTTACATACTCCATTAATCTATTGTAGAAAGGAAACTCTATATTACTTCGTTTCTTACACTTTCTAATTTTAGAGTTGAATCCAGACCATCTAGTTCCAGCGTATCCCCATGCTCTATCTTTATTTATAGAGTATAGACTATCTATTTCTTCTTCTGATAAAAAACTAGGAACATGACCAACAAAATCTGCGTCACCATTTTTACTTACTAATAGTTTAGTGCTTCCTTGTATCTCCTCGCCCACTCTATGTCCTCTGCTATTACACAAGAAATCATATCGTATTTTAACTTTCTTGCGATGGTTATTGTTTCGTTTCCTGCGTATGCTAGAAATGGAAAACTTTTTAACCATGTTTGCATACAGTCTTTTCTTTCATCTTTTATCTGCATATAGTTCCCATATATGTTAGGAACTAATACAATAGGTTTATCTAATCCTTCTTCCTCTATTTTATTGAAGTTTTGTTTTTTAAACCTATCATGCTTCCTTACAGAACATATTTTACTTATGTCTACTGTAATCGGAAGTTGTTCTGTTTCTTTTATTTTTACTACGCTAGTGTCATTTGCCACTAGCTTCGTCGGTTGACTCTCGTCCAATATTTTTCTCCAGTTCTTCTATTCTTTTTATAAGTTTAGGGTATGCCTCAAACTCATGTAGTTCTTTACATGGGTGAGAGTTTTCTTCCAACTTGACTACCCTTTCTTCAAGTTCTTCTAGCCAATCTTCGTTTTCTTCAAATCTGTCTTGTGCTGGTTCGTTTTTCTCAAACCAATCGGAGTGTTTGTCCATGACTCTTCTCCACTGCAACATATCCCAAAATTTGCTAAACTTACTTTTAATTGACACTTTCTACTATCTCCTTTGCATTATTCCACTCATTAACATTGTAACTAGGAATTGCAATCTCACATACAAATCTAGGTTTAGCACTTCTATTTCTATCAGATAACCACTGCTTGCCGTCCATTGTTCCTGCAATTACTGTCCAATCTTTATTGACAGCAGTATGTTTATCAGGAATGTATGACCACTTACCATCATCTACCCAATGTGTGAACCCTTCACCTGCATTGTGTATAAATCTAATAAAATTCTTAGGTTTGTAGTGATTGTTGTTCCAAGCACTCCAACCCATTGTAGGTGGTTGTAATAGTATTTCATCAAAATACCAGTTATCTGTATTTGTTTCTAGTCTGAAAGCATTAAGAAATGCTGACTTCCTATTACTCCAATCGAAATTAAAGTTTCTATAACCATAATCAATACTATTATCTTTATCCATTACTGGCTCACTATCTTTCATCTTCTCTCGAAGTCTTTGCAAAGATATATTAGGCAGTGGGTCATTCTGATAAGTTGCTATATGACTGTATGCTGCCTGTGCCATTCTATCTAACTTAACCATAAGGTTAAGGTTTTTAATTGTTAGTGTCTCCATTATTTAAATCCGCTGTCGTAACTTCTCTATAATATACTACGACATCTTTGAGTTCTGTAATGTATCTTTTTAGTTCTTGCATATTGTATGCCATAGTTTCATAATCAGGTATGGTCATAGCAAGAAATACTAACTCCCCTTCTTGTTCTTCAATTATTTTGAACTGTTCTTCAAAGTTTTCTGGTGTAATTGTTAACCATCTAACCTCTCTTAAATCTATTTCTCTCGGCATAATAGGTTGAACTATTGTTCTTTCTATCGGTTTTGCACTAACTTCTATTTGTTTAGTCGGGATTAGACTGCAATTGGAGACCATCATCGAGGTCATCAACAATAACGCTGAGCCCTTCAATGTCTTCCATGATATGTTTTGTTCCATTGTTTATCTTCCTTTGCATCTCTACTGGGTCATTCATAATTTTATCACTGAGTTCATAGTTTCTTATAAACTCGTTGTATCTATTAAGTTCCCTTTGTGCCTGTTGACTTTTAACAGTCATTTCGTTTAATTGTGTTGTTTGTAAAGCAAAATCATTTTGTAAATTACTGATTGCTTCTTCTTGTGTTTGGATAGCTATTTCTAGCTTTGCGTTGTTTTCTTTTAATACTCCGTTCTCGTTCCATAAATAGTATGAAAGTCCTCCTAATACTAAAAGAAGTGCTAATAAAAATTGTTGCATTACAACTCCTCTATTTTATAGTTCAGTCCTTCTGCACCTCGAATTTCTACTAACTCTCCTTCAGATGTCTTGAACTTTAAAAACTTGTCCTTTTTAGCATAGAACTTTTTTACAGTGTATGTTCTATCATCAGCATCACCCCATACACCGTTATAACTTACTGTCAATCGGTAATAAGTAGTCCAAAGACTAGTTAACCAAATCCACCATTCTTTCATTACTTGCCCTCAAACATATCTGCTTCTGCTTGTCTGCGTCTAGTAAGTCCTTCTAAAACTTTACCACCTGCTTTGTTCCACCTTTTGATTTGAGCAGGGACTCCAGCATAGTCGCCAGAGTTGAGAACTTTCAACATAGTTGATGATGTGAGATTACCATTACCGAGATTATACACCCAACTGACTAGTGCATCGAATTGATTTTGAGATAGTGGAACCGTTACAGCTGTACTCACATAGTTTTCGTACTCCTCTAACTCAACTTCTAGCATATGATTAGCATGGTCTTCTGACCACTGGTCACCAGGCTGCACTCCTTTTGTATGTCCATATCCTATTGTCCATACACCAGCTGCGCACTGATATGCTTCTAATTCACACCCTTCAAAGTGCTTAATTAAATCTATTCCATATTGTGATGTTTTCATATATTCTCCTATGAGTGAGGGGTTTTCACTCGTGAGAAACACCCCTCGAAACCTATGACAGTCTATGTTAGTGCTAATACACTGTGAGCAATTACACTACCGAATCCAATTATAATAATTGTATTCATGAGGTAATTACACATCGAACCATCACTACATATTCCGTCACGAAAGTTACGGATTAATTCCATTTAATTTATCTCCAAGATTTTCCTCTTAGAATTTGGAGTTCGTGACAGAGTGATTGTCAGTAGTCCGTCTTGTAGATTAACTTCATCTACTTGTAAGTCAGCGTTAAGAATAAATCTTCGTTCAAAAGACTTTAGACTTAATCCTTGATGAACAAAGCGTTCATCTCCGACTAGTTTGTGTTCTTTCTTACCCTTTAACTGGAGTTCCTCGCCATCAGCGATTATCTCTAGTTCTTCTTTCTTCCAACCTGGCACAGCAATCTCTATACGATAATTACCTGCACTTTCGATTATATTATATCTTGGATAACTTGTCTCTGTGTAATGTGGCAGAGTAGGCATATCCAGACCAAGCCAAAATTTACTTAAATCTATACTCATTATTATTCTCCATAATTCCTTTTCAGTAAATACTCGCGTCCCCTTTCAGTAGACGCACCAAAATGCAAGTGAAACCTATCACTTACATACTCATTATAACAATTTTTAACCGTGATGTCAAGAACTATTTTTCGGAGTCATCAAAAGACAGTAGTCCTTCCTCTTCCAAATAGTCTATCGTGCCTCGTATTCCTACCTGCTTTCCATATATGTAAGCAAAACCACACATCATAATTAAAAATATTAAATAACTTATATCATTTTCATTCATAGATAATATTATAGCAACTTTACAACCTAAAGTCAAGAAATAAATTATAGTTAACTAAAAATAGTTCTTGACAACATCTCAAAATGTAAGTATAATATATTATATGAAAAAATTAGTAATAAGAATAGGACTATGGATTTATGAGTGTTGGAGTTTAGTAATGGACGCAAGATACAATCCTTTAAGATACATACCAGACCCAAGTTTACAGACTTACTTTATGTTGGTGTTGTTTACTATGTGGTCAGTATACTTTGGTTTCTTTGCTACTTACTATATGGGTTGGCTAGGATATGACACAGTGACCAGTATTATAGTGCATTTTGCAGTTTTAATACCACTTGCCATGACTTACGCAATCTTCAAGGACGCAGAAAGAGATGGAAGTAGATGGTTAAAAAACACACTAGAGGATAGAAGAAAGGAACAACTTTTCCCTCGTAAACCAAACGCAGTTAAGT